GTGATCCAGATGTGGCGCGCGTGACGGACGTCAGGCCGCTTCTGCTCGACGGCGCGCAGGGCTTTTTTTGTGTGTCAGGCCGAGGCTGCGGAGGAACCGCCAGACCGAGACGCGATGGATCGCGATGCCGTGCCGGTCGGAAAGCTCGGCCACCAGATCGTCCAGCGTCAGGTCCCCCTTCTGCGCCATCCGCGCCTTGAGCCAGGCGCGCACCGGCTCCAGCTTGCCATGCCCGCCGCCATTGCCCTGGCGCCGCGGCCGAAGCCCGCCCGTCTCGCGTTTCAGGATCACCATGTCATTGACGAACTTCACCGAAACCCGGAACCGTGCCGCCGCCGAACGATGCGAATGCCCTTCCTCGACGAAGGCCACGACCCGCTCGCGAAGCTCGACAGGATGTGGCTTGCCCATCCCAGACCCCCATATCTGCCTCGCAGACAGAGAATCACGGATCAGACGCCATGGGAATCCTGAATCGGGAAGCCCGCAACACGCTCTAATCGGTCGGGGCGAGACGGTCGCGGCCACGACGGCAGCAGGTGTGCTGACTGACGCCACCCTGCCCCTGCAGCGCTTCGGCAATTTTCAGGGGTCGATCACCCGGAACGGGGCGGCGCTGGGCAATATCGTCTCGGCGCAAGTGTCCTATGCCAACAACCTCGACCGGATCGAGACCATCCGTAACGATGGGCTCCTCGAAGGGCTCGACCCGTCGATGGCGGCCCTCACGGGATCGTTCGAGGCGCGGTTCGCCGACCTGACGCTGGTGAACCAGGCGATCGCCGGTGACCCCTGTGAGCTTGTCTTTGCATGGAGCCTCGGGGCAAACGCGTCCCTCACCTTCACCGTCCACGCCGCCTATCTGCCGCGCCCCCGCATCCCGATCAACGGGCCGCAGGGGGTGCAGGCGACCTTCGAATGGCAAGCGGCCCGGGCCACCTCGCCCGCCCGCATGTGCACCGCCGTCCTTGTCAACACGACCACCAGCTATTGAGGAGCCGTCCCATGATCCGCCTGAACCTCTCCCCCGAACCCGCCTGGCTCGACATCGGCGGCGGCGTCCGCCTGCGCCTTGCTCCACTGACCTCCGCCCTGATCGGGGCGGCCCGCAGCGATGCACAGGTCGCCAGCCTCCCCGAAGATGCCCCAGCCGATCAGGTGGCCGTTGCTCTGGCCAAGGCGATTGGGGCGCTCGCCATCCTCGAATGGGAGGGCGTCGGCAATGCCGAGGGCTATCCCGTGCCGCCGACGCCCGAGGCGGTGGCCGCGCTGCTTGACCTCTTCCCGCTCTTCCAGCGGTTTCAGACGGACTATGTCGCCAAAGGCCTGATCCTGGCCGATGAGGGAAACGCCTCCGCGCCCTTGCCGAATGGCACTTCGGCGGGGGCGAAGGCTATCGCGCCGGATGCGTAAAGCCCTGCCCTGCCTGCCCCGCTGATCTCCACCGCCCCCGCACGTTTGAAGCCTGGCAGGTCTGGGAACTGGCCCAGTCCCTCCGCGGCCAGTTTCGCGCCATCCCCGGCGGAGTGGTGGGCTGGGACATGACGGCCGCTTTGGCCATGGCCGAGGCGCTGGGCCTGAACCGACTGATCGCGGCCGAGCTTCTGCCGCTGATCGAACCCTTCGCCGTGCGCGGCATCAACGCCCAAGTGAGAGCCCAGAACCATGACGAGACTGGATCATGAGCAGCCGGACTGAACGCCGGGTCTCGGTGCGCCTTGTCGCGACCGGTGGGAAGGCGCTGAGGGCTGAATTGGTCGGCATCGGGCAGGAAGGTGCCCGCGCGCTGACTCTGATCGAAGCGGCAGGCCCCAAGGCGGCGGCAGGTCTGAACGCCGCCGGGGTCTCAGCTGGCGAAGCCATGCGCCAGATGCAGGACCTCGCCGATCGCGCTGCCCGGGCGGCCAGCGCCTTGCGCCAGGCGGGCGCCGTATCGGGCTCGGTCATGAACACCGTGAACCGTTCGACCGGCGTCTCGGGCGGCATGGCCCGCGATGCGGCCGATGTTGCAGCCTATGGCCGGGCCCTTGATGACCTTCGCGCCAAGCACAACCCGCTCTTTGCGGTAGTGCGGGAAGATCGATCGACTCTTACCGAGATCAGGCAGGCGCATCGCGTGGGGGCAATCTCGGCCGAGGAGATGACGGCCGCAATTGCCCGCGAACGGCAGGCGACGCTGGCCAGCATCGCGGCGATCAAGGGTCGGACCACCGCGCTGGGCGGGATGAGCACCGCCACCCGCAACGCCAGCCACCGCATGGCGAACCTGTCGTTTCAGCTTCAAGACATCGGCGTCTCGCTCGCGGGCGGCATGAATCCCTTCATGGTCATGGCGCAGCAAGGCAGCCAGATTTCTCAGATCTATGGCTTCGGGAATGGCGGTGTCGGTGCGCTCTTCCGCGATCTGGGCGGCATGGCGCGCACCCTCGGCCAGGGCATCCTGCAAGTCGCCGGGCGCTTCCCGCTGGTGACGGCCGCCGTGGCGCTGGGCTCGGCCGCGATTGCGGGCATGAGGAACGAGATCAACGAGACCACCGGCGCGCAGGTCAGCTTCACGGACGTTGCCCGCGCCGCCTGGCAGGTCTTTGCAGAGAACGTCTATCAGATCGGAAAGCCGGTCTTCGATACGATCCGCGGCTGGTGGGACAATGCCGTCGCCTGGGCCGACTGGGCCTGGGAGAGGATTGTCGACGGCGTGATCTGGATGGGTGACCTTGTCATCAACGCCTTCAAGGTCGCAGCCGCAGGCGCCACTTATGCCTTCCAGGGCGTGCCCGATGCGGTGGGGGCTCTGGCGGTGGGCGCGGCCAATGCCGTGATCGATGCCGTCAACTGGATGATCGAGAAGGCGCTGGCCGGGATCAACGCCCTGGCCGAGGCGGCGAACGCGGCGCTGGAAGCTGTCGGCCTTGATCCGGCGCTGTCCACACTGGACCCGGCGACGTTTCGGATCGACAGCGTAGCGAACCCCTATGCCGCGCGTGATGCCGAACGCAGGGCGGCCTTGGCGGCGCAAATCCGCGGCATCGTTTCGGGCTCGCCGCTCTCGGAATACTTCAACGACGTGCGTGATCGGGCGCTGCAAATCTCCATCACGCCCGACAATCCGGCCGAGGGCGGCGCGGGCGGCGGCGGAGGCCCGTTGCAGACGGCCGAGGAAGTGGCGGCTGCGGCCGATGTCGCGGCGACCGGCTGGGCGGCGGTCAGCGAGGCGCTTCCACCTATGCCAGTGAAGCCGCGAACTGGGGCGGCAGCGTCGGCGAGGCGATCACTTCGGCCTTCCGTGCCGGGGAAGAGGCCGTCGCCGAATTCGTCCGGACGGGGAAGCTGGATTTCTCGAGTTTGGCGACCTCGATCATCGCCGATCTGGCCAAGATCGCCTTCCGCCGCTTCGTCTTCGGCCCCCTCGCCTCGGCGCTGGGCGGGGTTCTGGGCGGGATCGGCGGCGGCCTGGGAGGCGGGATGGGCGGGGCCAAGATCAAGGCCGGGGTCTACCATTCCGGCGGCCGGGTGCCCGGGCCCGCCAGCATGATGATCCCCGCAGCTGCACTGGCCGCGGCTCCAAGGTTTCACAATGGCGGCGGCATGGGGTTGGGGTCCGATGAATATGCGGCCGTGCTTCTGCGCGGCGAACGCGTCCTGAACCGTGCCGAGACCCGTGCCTGGCAAGGCGGGGCAGGCACAACCGTCAATATCTATGCCCGCGATGCTGAGAGCTTCCGCGCTTCCCGCGCGCAAGTGGCCTCCGACATCGCCCGGGCCGTGGCCTATGGCCGAAGGAGCAGTTGAATGGCGTTTCACGAGATCAGGTTTCCGGACAGCATCAGCCGGGGCGCGAAGGGCGGGCCGGAACGGCGAACCCGGATCGTCGAACTTGTCTCGGGCGACGAGGAACGCAACGCCTCCTGGGCCAACTCGCGCCGCCGCTATGACGTTTCCTATGGTGTGCGCCGGGCCGACGATCTGGCGGCCGTTGTCGCCTTCTTCGAAGCCCGCAACGGTCGCTTGCACGCGTTCCGGTTCAAAGATTGGTCCGACTACAAATCCTGCCTGCCATCGGCGGCACCCGCGCCCACCGACCAGATCATCGGCACCGGGAATGGCTCGGTCACCACCTTTGCCCTGACCAAAACCTATGCCTCCGGCGCACAATCCTGGGCGCGGGCGATCATCAAGCCAGTTGCAGGCACTGTCACCGTTTCCCTGAACGGGATCGCGCAGGGATCGGGCTGGTCGGTCAACACCACCATCGGGATCATCACCTTTGCAGTGGCGCCGACCATCGGTGCCGTGATCCGAGCTGGGTTCGAGTTCGACGTGCCGGTACGCTTCGACACCGACGAATTGCCCGTCACGCTCGATATCGAACGCACCGGCTCCATTCCCTCCATTCCCCTTATCGAGGTGCGCCGATGACCCCACCCAAAGACCGCAACACCATGGGCTACGTCGCCTATGTCAGTCTCGCGCTGGCCCTCTCCGCCCAAGGTGGTGCGGCCATCTGGTG